CTCGTTCTCCCAGAAAAGGTTATCCTGTACCACGCACATATACGGATTTGCCGCTGAGGAGGTGGTGACGATGATGGCGAAAGCGGTGGTATCATCGCGGGTGTATTCGCGGAATTCATTGCCGATGATGCGCACATCGAACGGCGCGCCCGACAAGTCAAGACCGTAAAGCCCAGCGTATGCGCCATCAAAGTAGTTGCCCGCGATGACGGTGCGATTGGCTACATAGCCGCTTGCTGGAACCCATTCCAGCTTGACAGACGTACCGGCGGCCCCGGCGGTAAAGCGGAAGCCGCTCACCGTCCAGCCGGATTGCCTAATAGTTAGCGCGGTTCCGGCAGCGGTGGCCGCCGTCCACACCGGCGAGTCAATGCCGGGGCGCGCTCCGATTAGCCGGCAGTTGGCCGGTGCATCCTCAGAAACGATGAGGGTTTCAGCGATGTTGCCGTTGATAAAGATCGAATCTCCGGCATTCAGGGATGGCGAGACGATTGCCGATGTACCGGCAGAGCGGTCGATCAGCTCTTGCAGCGTCGCCAGCGGATCGTCCGGGTCCGTCCCGTAGTTCGCATCGTTGGCGCGGGCGTGCGCGGCATTCACGTAAAATGCTTGTGCGTCGCTATCGCCAACGGTGGCTTCGATCTCCGTCCCCGCAATGCCCCAGATGTGTTTCTGTCCGGGAAATTGTCCTAGTGTCATTTATGCACCCCCTGTCCGATGCCACCCTAGCCGCGTGCTAGACGGTTTCGGCGTCTCGGTGTTATACGCGGCGAGCATCGCCTGCGCCTTGCGGTATTCCTCAAGCGGCCAGCGTACCGGATCGGCGTCGCGCTCTTTGATGATCGCCTTGCAGTCCGCCACGGTCAAACCATAGCCCACTTGCAGCAACGCTTCGGCCTGTACGGTCTTCGGCAAGACGTGCGGCTGCGCATCTTCCAGCGCCTTGATTTTTTCATCGGGCGTCATTTTTTCTCTTAGCCCGATGAGGGCCGCCTGGAGTTGTCCCAGGCGGCCAAGCTCAGATTGGATTTGCGTTAAACTCATAGCCATAACGCGCCCCCTATACGGTCGTGCCGTTGCTGTAATAGATGCCCCGGAAGTCGGTTACGCCAACATACGAGGCGTTATCCCACCCGCCGATGATGTCATCAACGGCGAACTCGATGTCGCCAGTGGCGAAGGATCCGAGCCTGAATTGCGACGGCGCGCTGCCACTCATAACCTCGATGTCGGAGAGCTTGCGCGTCACGACTGGACCGGGCCAGTTCTGCATACGCGCGACGGTCACGGTCGGGACTTCCATCGGATCGGCGAAGAGATACCAGGGGATGTTCGGCGATGTGAAGCCGATGTGCGGATCAATGTGCACCCCGGCTACGAAGTCCATTGTCACGTTGCCACCCAGCCCGCCGTAAGCCAGCGCATCACCCAGGATTGCGCGCGCTGCTTGCTGATAAACTTTGGGGATAACCAGGTGCACCCGGTTGATATTCATCTGGTTGCCGTTGACGTCGGTGCGCTGCATCATCGCATTGAGACCGATGGCGAGGTTAGCAGCGGTCAGGCGGCCAGTGCCACCATAAAGCAGACCAAGCGCAATCAGCGCAGCTTGTGTCGTGGCGTTATCGTACAACGCGGACACGAATTCATCCAACCAGCGCCGCGCGGCGTTAGCCATACGCATCGGCGTCTCGGCGATCTTGCCGAGGTCGTCATTGAGCAGCGTTTGCCAAGAAACGTCAAACTGCTCACCGAACTGCTCGACGCCGTAGCTAATCATGGTATTGCTGATGTAGGTCGCGGCATTCTGTTGCTTCTCACGGCGCTTGTACAGCGTCCCCGGTTCACTCATCCGGTGGCGTTCGACTAGGCGGAAATCCGGAGCGGTGTCGGGATAGGTGTAGTTCACCCAGGAGCCGACGTCGTATTTGTAATCCGGGTAAAACGCCCGGCTGAGGGCGTTGCCGAAATAGTCCGGGAAGTGGGCCACGGTCATCGTTTCCGCAAGTTCCTTGCTCTGACCCGGCACAGTCGCTTTGAACCCGCCCAGGTATGCCGTGCGGAATTTATCTTTTATCGCTGCCTCGAACGTCGGCAGGAAGGCGCTTTCGCGGATCGCCGTAGCGAAGCCGCTACCATCGCCGGAAGTCAGCGCGTAGGGCAGGCGATTGAAGGCCCGCACCGCTTTAACCTGCGCTTCGCTCAATTCAGTCGCGGCCCACGCCGGGATGTCGCTTTCGCGCAACATATCAGCGCGCTTCTGTTCGTCCAAGCCATAAGCCGCCAGTGCAAACTCTTTTAGCCATTGCGTTATTCGATACATATCGTATACCTCCTTAGTTAAAACCCCGCCCCGCGCTGCATAACCTGGCAATCTTGCGTTGAGGCAGTAATGCCGCCTTTCGGATACAGGGCCGCTGCTTCGCTGGTGATGGTGGCAATCACCCCGAACAGGGTGTTCGGAGTCGTGCCGTTAATGTTAATATTGAGTGGCGACGTGCTCAGGTAGACCCCGGCGGGCATCGTGCCGCTGTGATCGTAATACACCAGATCGCCAACATTGATTGCGCCCCAGGTCGCTTCGTTTGTGCCCCCGGTATACGTGAGCACGTTGCGCACTTCCCAGTTGCCGATGAAACACAGCGACACATTGACGACAGCAACGCTATCGCTTGCATCAATCGTCTTGATAGTCCCGCACAACTGCGTCCCATCGAGCAAACTCGTGACTTCACAAGGATTGCTTTCGGTTGGCGTTGTATCGGTTAGCCGTGCATACGGAACGGCGATGGTAAATTCTGGCCCGCTGCTATGTTGATAGTCGTGATTGATTTCCTCTACCATTTGTATACCTCCTTATAACCCTGCCCCGCGCTGCATAACCTGGCAGTCCTGCGTTGAAGCAGTAACGCCACCCAGCGGGTAGAGTGCGGCGGCTTCGCTGGTGATCGTGGCAATCACGCCGAACAGGGTGTTCGCCGTTGCGCCGGTGTTGAGTGGCGACGTGCTCAAATACACCCCGGCGGGCATAGATGCTGACGCATCATAGTACACCAGGTCGCCAACGTTGATTGCGCCCCAGGTCAATTCGGCCACACCAGGGTTATAGGTGAGCACGTTGCGCACTTCCCAGTTGCCGATGAATCCCGGTGCAACATTGACGATAGCGACGCTATCGCTTGCATCAATCGTCTTGACCGTGCCACACAACGAAGTCCCCGCCAGTAAGCTGGTAAGTTGACACGGGTTGCTCTCTGTGGGCGTTGTGTCGGTTAGCCGCGCATACGGAACGCAGATTGTAAATTCTGGCCCGCTGCTATGCTGATAATTGTGGTTGATTGCTTCTACCATTTATATACCTCCTGTCCATTTTCGGTTTACTTTGCTTAGTTCTGCCTGAATTTCCTGCAGACTCTTGACTTTCGGCAGCGTCGGAGCCGCCGCCATTCCTAACGGCTGCCCACTGCCCGCAGCCTTGAGCCGTGTAACCTCAGCGGTCACGGCGGCCCCCACTTCTGACAAATTGACATACTGCCCGCTTGCCAACCCCGCCACACTCGCGGCGGGTAGATTGGTCTTCCCAAGTGCCACGATGACCTCGGCAAGCGGTAGAGGTTGGATCGCCTCCTCGGTTGCGTTGTCTTCGGCTAACGTCACGATTTGCGCTTCTATTTCGTCAAGCGCCACGGGTTCAACTTTCGGCTCCGGTTCTGGTTCTGGTTCGGCGGCCAGCTCTGCGAGTTGCAGCGCGTGCCCCCCGGCCCCGGCCTTCGTCACCCAGTCCACGAAACGCCCCTCGGTGATTTCCTGCACGATGTTGTACTGTGTCTCGCCGATCATTCCCGGCTTGGCCTTTCCGCCTGCTAGGATCGAACATTGCAGATTGCCCAGTAGGTTGGCCTCGGCGCGGTTGCGCGTCTTCTCGCAGAAGTTTGGATCATAGGCCAGCACCCGACCAACGAGATATTCAGCGTCGTCAATCTTGCGCACGCCGTAGACTTCTGTGATCGTGCTAACGTCCGTGCCCTCGTTGCGCAGGTCTTCGCGGTGGTCAACGGTGTGCATGGTAAGGCCCTTGAATACTTTCC